GTTCGTCGCCGCTGTTAGAAGTGCCGGGGGCTTCGCCTCCGTTTGCCGTTAGGTTGGCTATGTAGCTGTTAAAAATTTCTGTTCCGTCTGCCTCGTAACCAGCTACAAAAATGTTATTCGGCCCTTTGGTTTGGGTGCTGCTGGTTTCGTCATTTAAGAAACTAAGTACGTGCGCCTGGTTTAGGTGTACGTCTTGGTCGTAACGATAACTACTAGAAATAATAGACGCGCTACCGCTTACACGGGGGACGGCAGAAATAAACGGGTCTAAGCTGCTGTCTAGTTGAAAGCGTTTCAGGTCGCTGTCCTCGAACTGGTCCGCTAGTGTTTCCGTTACACCAAAGTAGCCGTGTGCCTTAATTACACTTACGTAATTCCCTGTTATCTGGTCTTCGAAAATCGTCGGTGCGCTGGTTGGGCTAGTCGCGTACTCGTAGCCAAACTTAAATTCTACACGGCGGGTTGCCTCTGTGTTTTTCCCAAACGGCTTGGCGGTTTCTTCTACCCCTAGCGTAATTACGCCGTTCAAGTTCAGGCCGTTGTTTACGCTGTTGACGTTTGCCGCGGTAGGTGTTACGTAGTCATCTAATATTCTGTTTACCTGGAATACACCCCGGTCGTTACTATTAGGCAGAGTCTTAAGGCGTGCTACCTTAGACCCACCTACGTAGATGTCGCAAATGTATTTGTACTTCGCCTCTCCGGTGTTGGTGTCGTCGTAGACTACGTAAATGATAGGGTACTTACTCCCTTGCACCCAGTTTTCCGGGCTTTGTACTACTGTGTATGCCATTACTTTTTAAAGGCTACGTTTAACTTTTCTATTAGGTACTCTGCCCCGTCTTTTGCCAAGGCTTCGCCTACGAACTCGTACATTTCAGGTTCGTAACGTTTTACGGTGTCTTCAATAAACCCGGTGGGCTGCAAGCCTCTACGGTGAATTGCCCTCGCAATAAGGAACGCGCTACTTTTACGGTTCTGCTTTATAAATCGTCCCGTTTTCTTGGACCGGCTCCTAACACCTTTATCGTTCATCCAACCAAGAATAACGCTAGGCGGAATACTTTTTTTGCTGCGCTTAAAGGCGTAGTTACTACGGGACCGTGCTACGGTTTCGCCTTCTTGCAAGTCCCGGCCCGTACCCGTTACACCTTGGTCTACAAATGTTGCGTAACTATCCCCGGTCATAACCAACCGCGGCCCGTATCGTTTGTCTACGTATTGCTCGTAACTAATCGAGTCGGCAAGGCTACCCGTAGCGTTCTTACCTCGCTGGCTGAGACTCTGCCGCATACGTCGCCGCAACTCCTTACCTGCCTTACCTAGTGCTATTTCTGTGTTTCGGTACTTCACGGCATCAAACAAAGGTTATTGTCGTCGCCTACCAGTACGTCTATTTGTGCCTCCCATCCAGAAAGGGAATTATCGAAACGCTCGGTAAACGGAGTACACAACACCTCTACCGCGTCAGATACAAAACGGTTTTGAGCGTTGCTTGCGCTGGCGACACTGTGCCGGAACTCGTTAACCACGTCTTGCAGAATCAAAAGGGTATCGTTCCACACGTCTGTGCGGTCGGTTTCGTCGTCTTGGATGTGATCGCAGACAAGTAGGCCCATAGTAAAGGTAATTTGCCCGCGTTGTAGGTTTGCGCTAATTGGCTCCGCGTACAACAAAGGAAAGTGTGTAGCGTCCAGCTTTGCCAAGTTCACCTCTGACAGTTGGCCGTGTTCAAACCGTTGTAACTGGCCGTGATCGTTGGCGATAGTTTGAAAGGTAGAGATAATGTTATTTAGATGGGTTGCCATAGTTGTTACGGGTGCTACTGTTTACGTCTTGCTCGTAGGAAAGGTAAGATAAGGCCGCGCCTAGTTCTACCTTCGTTACCGCGTCTACTTTAAGTATATCCCCACCCGCTAGGCTGTGTATTGTAGAATACCAGCCCCATTTCTTACCTACAGGCGTTGACCCGCCGCCTTGAAAGAGTTGGGAAAATTGCGCCGCAACTCTTTTGCGGTAGTCAAAAAAAAAGCGAACGCACCAAAGGCAACAGTAATAGGCACGTGTAAAAACTTCTTTCCGTCGGTCCCGGTGTAGGGGGCTACCTGGTAGAAGTCTCCCCGTTTTTTTGTTACCGGTCGATACAGGATAGATAGAATACTTTCCAAGTTCTGTTCTGCTCCGTCTTGGCATAGGTGTTCTATATCGGCAAACTCGCCCAACGTAATACGCGACAGGTCAGGGTTAAACCCATACTGCACCCCGTCAATATCTACGAACGTTTCCAGCGGGTAGCGTTCCTTTATGTTGGCCCCTATTTTGGAAATAGCGTTGACCAGTTGGGTAAAACTCTCTTCGGTTAGTTGGTCTAGTTGGCTTTCCGTTATCCCGCATAGGTACGTAATCTTTTTACGTAGCTGCTCTAACGGGTCTTCGATCTCGTCAAGGGTACGCAGGTGTTTGTACTGGGCCACGGTAATAGCGTCCAGACTGGTAGGTACTTGTACTTTCATTTTTTGCCTTCTAGGTCTTCTAGACGTTCGCGGCACATTTTAACTATTGCGTCCGCTTTGCGGCGTTCCTGTCGCCACTTCTTTAACTGCGTCTTGTAGAACTCTACTTGTTTAGCTTTCATATTTAAAACATTTGTAGTTGCCTTTTATGCTTCTCAATACGTTTGGTAGCCGCGGCAAAATAGTCGGGGTCAAGCTCACACCCTACTAAGTCAAAACGCCTGTTCCAACAAGCAAGCGCGATACTGCCGCTGCCCAGGTGCGTGTCAAGGATGCGGTCGCCCTCTTTGGCGTAGTTGTCCAGCAGCCATTCGTACAGCTTCACGGGCTTTTGTGTGGGGTGTATTCGTTTAGGGTCTATTGGGGATTTATCGAACTTTTTAGCAGAACTTTTAAAGCTACTCCAGGCCAACTCAAACTGCGCAAAAGTCACGTCTTGTGAAAAACCCTTATCCCACAGCACCCAGCAAGGTGACGGGGGCAGGTGCTCTGTCATATAGTTTCCCCCCCAAATAATTTGGTTCGTACTCACTCGCCTCAACTGTTCAAAATATTCCGCGCTTGGTATACACTTGTCCCCCCCAGCAAACTTTTTATACCCGCTGTGCTTTTGCCCCTTTCTTCTACCAATCGAGATGTTTACGCCAATCCCATAGGGCGGATCAACAATAGCAAGTTCAAAGGCGTTATCCTCGCAGGAGTTGAGGTACTCCATACAATCCACGTTGTGAAGTTCAATGTTGGCTCTATTCATCCTATGTAATATTTACCCGTGTACTTCGGTTGCAGCAAGTTAAGACATACGTAACGCGCTGCGTCTAACAGGTGGTTATTTGCGTCCTCGGGGCTGTTTACGTTGTTCCCTTCTTTGTCGATCTTCCACTTATACGTGTGTATCTCCTTTTGCAAGTTCTGACCTTTGTAGTGCAGCTTATGCCGTTTGAGAAGGTCTATACCCCTGCGTATAGAATCCGGCCCCTTTTGGCTTGGGTGTACGTTGTACCCGTACCGCTTTAGTTCGGTGATACTCTTAGGCTCTGCGGAGTCCGCTATAATGTACTCCCGGCCAAGGTCTAGGGCTTCTAACTTCGTGGCTATTTCGCTATTGACTAACCCACGTTCGTACAGTAGTTCTTCTAGGTATAGGGCGTTGTCTTGTTTGTAGACGGCTACTACTGCGGTCGGGTCATTTGTAAAACCCCAGTCTAAACCGTAACCCAATAGTTTGGCGGTATCGGGTTTTTCCCCCTCGGTAGCTAGGTAAATAGCACGGCGGTTAGTTGCCCGTTCGCCCTCTCCGTAGATACGCCAGTAGTCCGGGTCCGACTCTTTTAGTAGTTCAATCTCCCGGACAAGTTCAGGACTAAGAAAGGGGTTGTCTTTGTACGTAGATTTGTAAAGGGTGCAATCTTCCCGGTTAGGCAATTCGTATAACCAATGGAAAGGGTCGGACGGGTTAAAGTCTAGTATGATCTTGTCCCGTGTACGGAAGGTTAGCTGTCGCCAGTCCTCTAATGTTAGTTCGTTCGCCTCGTTGCAATAGAGAATGTCCCGCCGTCTACCTCGGACCTTTTGCGGTTGGTCAAGGGAAAAGAACTCTACCAGGTTGCCGAATAGCTTTAACGTGCCTTCGGTCTTGTTGTGGTCGTTGGGGTTATACCAGTCTTGGCTCTCTAGTATTTCGATGAAGTCCCGCATAACCGTAGCACGAAGGGCGGGGTATGTTTTCCGGACAATAGAGATAACCTGCCCGGCATCGTGGTTGTGCCAGCAATACTCCGCAAGGATTTGGCAACAACTGTAGGTCTTTCCCGAACGCGTGCCGCCTTGGTGTAAGCTAATCCTTTGGCGGCAGTTCCTTAGGTCGTGGTACGTCTTCGGTTGCTTCAAACCAGGTGGGCGGTTTATTATGGTTTATGATCTCTACCGTTTCTGTTGCCTTGGGCATAATGTACGGGAGTAGCTTTGCGATAACGTCTAGGCGGTCTTTTGTCGGCAGTTCATCTAGGTATTCTTCTAGCCTGTACAGGTGTACCGTAAGTGCGTCCTTTACTAAGGCCTTCATCTGCGCGGTTACCTTGTTGGGTGTCCCCTTCTTTCTACCTCCGTACTTTACCCCTGCTGGCATCTACCTAAAACTGTTCTCGTTATTTTGTAAAAGTATAAACTTTCTTGTTACCTGTAGGTGTTGGCTATTCTTCTCAATGAATAGTAGACAGTAGATACATTTCTTTTGCGGCCAAAATGTACGCTTGTGTTATCAA